GGACTGTAAAACTGGTTGGTATTGTCGTACCTAGCCGCAACCAGCGTGTTAGTGCTGGTGACCGTCGGGCTATAGAACTGGTTGGTGTTGTCGTACCGAGCCGGGGCTAGTGTGACCGCACCAGGGGTGACCGTGGCCGAGTAAAAGGCGTTGGTGTTGGTGTATAGGCTTGGGATTAGGGTCTGTGTGCCAGTCGCGCCCCAAAACCATTCACCCTGTACCGTCGCCTCAGTCGGGTCTGGGTCGGCGTACTGAATGACCTGCCGCAGCGCAAGGCTCGGCTGCTTGTATAGCAGCGTCGAGTTAAACGGCGGTCTGCCGCGCCCGCTCACGACTTACCCCTGCGTGTACTGAACTACGATTGGGCCGCCGTCTGTTGACCCGTTGTTGGACATTACCGACACGTTTTGAAGAACGCTATCGTTCCACAGTTGCGGCATGGCAAGTGTCAGAGCATCATCGGCGCAATAGTTTGCGGACGCAGAAGCAGCGTTAATCATTGCAATCGGGCGATATGCAACAAGGTGCAGTACACCAGCAGTTCCCCATGATACGGAGAAAGTGATCGACTGCACCGAACGAACCCCGGTATCTCCGGCTTGAAGTCCAATCGGAAACCAATGGCCTGCTGGTGCGCTGGTGCGAGTGGACAAAATACCTACACCAGTGCGACCAGAAGTTCCCGCGCTGTTGGTGTATGAAACGGTGATTGTCGGGCCACCCGTACCCATAGTCGTGCTGATCTCGACCGCGAGGTAAACACCCTCGCCGTTAGTCGATCCGTTCAGATCACGCGCAGGCCATGCCACGCTGTTAACAGTCTGTGCAGTGGTCAGTGTGCGATCCAGTCCCGAGTTGTGCCACAACCTATCAACGATCATCAACGTTCGTTGGGATGCATTCGCGGTGTCTACATAAAATTGTCGCCGCACCCCTGCAAGATAAGTATTCCCGCTCAGTGGATTGGTAAACGGAATCTGGCCGGTGTAAGTAGTCAGCGCCACTCCAGCAACGCCGGGAGTAGGTGCAGTGGCGGCAGGCGGGTAACCTGCTGTGTAAAACGATGTGATCCACTGAGCACCACTGTTTGCGCTGTTACTGGCACCCTTTGCCAGTACATTTGGCGCAGTCAGCCCCGCTTCAACTCCTGCAAGTGTGGTGATCGCCATCGCTCACCCCTGCGTCACAGTCATCGAGCCTTGCAAGGATGTCGATGTGGTTGTGCTGGGTACAAAAATAACAAACGGCACAGTATTGTCGTACATGACCGGCATCCCGCCTGTCACCACATCAACTGCCGTAGAAATACCACCCGCGCCCAACTGAATTACCGACAGAACCCGGTAAGCAACCAGATGGATTGTGCCGCTTGTCCACGTTGCAGACAGTTGTAGCGACTGCACGGATTGAACACCAACATCCCCAGCGGCAAGACCGATGGGATAAAAGGTGCCGATTGCAGAAGAGGCAACTGTGCCAATGATATTTGTGCCAGTCTTTGACCCCGCGCCCGCGCTATTTGTGTAAGTCACCGTGATTGTGGGCGTACCTGTACCCGTCTGGGAAGATACCTCAACCCCAAGCAAGACGCCTGCGCCGTTGGTCGTGCCGTTCTCATCCCTTGCCGGGAAAGTCGCTGAGTTAACGGTCTGAGAACCAGTTGATGTGATGTTGATGCCGCTGTTGTGCCACAACCGATCCACCAGCATCAGTTGACCGGACTGCGCTGTCGAAAGGCCCACGAAGCGGGCGAGATACGAACTCGCTCCTGCGGTTGGATTAGTAAACGGAATCTGGCCGGGATAAGTGGTCACTGCCACCCCAGACAAACCGGGCGTCGGTGCAACAGCAGCGCCGGGAATACCTGCTGCGTAAAACGGCGTGTACGGACGCCCTGCCACCGTTGTGCCGGAAAGCGCTTTGTAGAAGAACTGCGGAGGCTCGCACCCGGCAATGACGCCATCGAGAGTGGTAATCGCCATTTACACTGCCTCCAAGTACATCGGCGCGAACTGCGCCCCGCCTTCAATCGTCAGCACCGGAACTGTCGGGTCAATGCCGATCAGCGCGTAAGTCTCAGGATAGGCAGTAGTGAACGGCTCAAGAACGCGCACCGTCTGTCCCAAGTGCCAGCCATTCCACGCTGCTGTTGTACCAAGAATCTCATCCGCACGCTGTTGAGTGATCAACTGCTTGACGACAAAAGACTCAACCCCTTGAATCGTTCTAGGGTCTGTCGTTTCGATAGGGTTGTCAGCATTGTTGAACCTAAACAGCCATGCTTCAACGTCAACATCAGTTTTTCCAGCGTTCAAAATGCTGATGAACTCTGGGTGCGTGAACCGATCGATGAATTGCTGTTTAGTGAGTTCCATAGTTAGAGAGCAAAAATGCCTGAAGCGTTCCAAGTCACCGTGATGTCGCCGCCGTTGGGCGTGACCGGCAGACCAGTTACTGAAGTGTCGATGTACGCCACCAGCGGTGAGGTCGTCGGCGTTCCGGTGTCGATGTAGATCACCAGCGCCTCAACAGAATTTCCGGTGACGGATGTAAAGGTCACATCAGCCCCATCAAACACACCGTTTGTAAACGTCTTGCTGCCAATGGTTTGCGGCGTGCCGACTGTCGCGGATTGAACATCACTCCCCGTGCCAGCGTCATAAAACTGATCCGACGATGCGTAGGTGTAAACGCCCGTGTCCACCAGCGCAACCTTGACGGTTCCAGCAGACAAGTTATTGTTTGCAGTGAACTGGAGCAGTTGCTCTTTCCACTTAGGATAAAGCGCGTTTGCCATTATTGAATCCCTACGATTTTGCCGTTTTCACGGACGACACGTTTAGGCTTATTGATGGCCGCAATTGCTTGTTCACTGACTTTGGCTGCGCTTTCAGCATTCTGCTTGTTGGCGCTCGCCATTGTCTCAACAGCTTTTTGAAACCCGCTAATCACATCACGCATTCCATCAACTGTCTCTTTGACAGTCTCGCGCAAATCCGTGATTGCAGTTTGCCTATCAACTTCGTTTTGCACTTCGGTATCGACTTTAACCGATTCCTGCTCCATCTGGCGCAGTTTCATCAACTTCTCGGCCATCTCGATCCGCATCTTCTCGATCTCAAACTCCCGCTTGACGGCTTCGTACTCGTCCATCATGGGAGCCGCAGGAGCAGATGGTGAACCGCCACCCGTACCACCAGCAGGCTGACCAACCTCCTCAAGCGTCTTGAGGGTCTTAGCCTGAGTCTCCTCAGTCTTAGCCATCGTAAGCACTGCGTCAGCGCGGGACTTCTCAGCGTCGGCCATCGCTTTCTCAGCAGCAGCCTGGACGAACACAGCGTTAGGATCGGGCTGCGCGTTGGCAGCAGCCTCTTGCATACGCTTCATGTCCTCCTCGGTCGGATCAATCACGCCCATCTCGACCAACTTCTTACGGAAGAACTCCCGCGCATCCGACAAACCTTCACCCTCAAGGTTCGTGATGATCATGGCCTGCAACACAGCTTGCGTCTGCGGATCTTGCGTAATCGCCACAAGGTTAGTCAGCGACTGCACAATCGACTGACGCTGACTGCGGAACGACGGGCCGACATCAACAGCGACATCAAGGTGCGCGTTGGACAGGTCACCCTCGTAGGCAACCGCACCCTCATCGTCGATCATGGGCTTCATGAGTTCAATCATCTCGATCTCACCCTGCTCCGCGATGCCCTTCATGCGCCGTTTATCTTCAACGTACACATCCTGGGCCATCGAGAGCCAAATCTCACCGCAGCGCCGGATCGCCTTCGCCATATTGGAAATGTAGATGTAGCTCTGCATGTCCAGGCGCTGCTGCACCATCTCAACGGCTTTACCCGAGATGTTGCTGACAATCTTGTCGCCCTGCTCCTGGTTACCCAGAACGTCCCGAATGTCCTGCTCAGTGATCTGGAGCAGCCCAGCCAGTGCAGGAGGGATCGCTGCACTCTTGGTGTAGGCCACTGGGCCACCGACTTGAGTGCTGCCGTCTGCTGCCGTGATCGGGTTAATCAGCAGATACGGGTAGTTCTTGATGTTGTCCTCTGACCACATCAACTGGTGCCCAGCAACCTGCTCAGGGGTCAGAATCGGCTTCTCAACGCTCGACAAGGCGCTGATCTCGGCCAGTTTGGACAACTGCATGTTCTTCAGACGCTGGGCATCCTTGGCAAGCCTGACATGCCCAGAGCAACGTTCAATGTTGTCCACGAACCAGCGTTTGCCGTAGAACGGCACGATGGGGATGTGCTTGCCCGCGATGTAACCGCAGTCCTCAAGCACCTTGCCACCGCTCATGATGTACTTGCGAACCTTGCGCCGGGTGATTCTGCGATCCCGCACCTTGACCGTACCAACGGCGTTCAGGATCTCGGCAGTCTCACCGTCCAGTTCGCTGTCAAGGTACTTCTCCTCGGCTCCGTCGATGGTCTTGAAGATGTGCAGTGTCTCTTTAACATTCTCGACACGATACATCTCGGCCACAAACACAACGTCTGGGGTACACCAGTCGAACTCGTACTGATGGACTTCTTTGGGCCAAGTTGACGGGTCATCGTTGTACTCGTCGATGTACGACTCGCGGGTCATCGAACACAACACGAAGCAATACTTGGCGTCAGACTTGTCCTGCCGCTTGGCGTTCAGGTCAAAGTAGACTGACGAATCGGCGTCGAAGATCGGTTCAATCTTGATGCGCTGGTACTCGTTCTCGGGATCTTCCTCGTCCTCGTACTCGGTACGCAGACGCCACGCGCCAAAGCCACCTCCGACTCCCTCCTCGAAGGCGTTGTCGTAGGCTTCTTCGGCGCAGGAGTCCTGCTCGTCGGCGCGGTACAGCTTGTCGCAAACGTCCGAGATGGTTTTGTTCTTGCTGCCGTCTTTGTCGATGAAGTTGACGGTAATGCGGTTGTTCCGGTACTCGCTGAAGATCCGCTGCACGGCCAGAGCGATCTTGTTGACCTCCAGGCGCGGCTTGTTCTC